CACCGTCAACTCTGAGTCCCCACTCTCATTTCGAAACCACTTGATGAAACCGCATGTAATCTACATATTCCCAGATCAAGACCCATCCCCTTTCTTTTCCATCCGCTTCGACTATAAACTCTGCCCAATACGGGTCGTAGTTCACAGGTTTAAGACCGTCGGAAGCGACCCAGTAGCAGCCGGATTTCCCGCTATTTTCTATCTGGTTTTTTGCGATGTCGTTTACGATTTTGTAAGTTAAGACAACACCTGAACGTTTGACTCCAAGAATATCGCTGCTGAAACCATTGGCCGTCACTTCGGTATTACAAAGCCACATGCCGTGCTGCAAAACGGTGAGGGGCGGGTTTTTTTGTGCCAGGCACGTGTTTGCCGCCGCTAGAAAAACGAGGACAATCATGAGTTTTTTCATGAGCTTTCTCCGTTTGGAGATTTTCGCCTGCATGACGGCTTCGCGCAATGGGCCGGAAGTACCTGAGCACTTTGGTACGATTTCTCTCTTGACAGCGCCCTTCCGAGGTTATATACAGGGTATCACCAATGGCATATAAGATGTTCATCGTAAGGTGTTCACCGGAAGAGCACGAGCGGGCGTTCCGTTTCGCTCACGAGCGCGGGAAGTCGCTCTCTGCCATCATTCGAGAATTCCTCGCGAGTCAAATCAAGAAACAAGACCGGAAGGCAGCCTAGTTCCCATGCTCTCTAACCCTTCGCTCTCGGTGCCTTCAGCAACTACACATAATATAGATACGTATACGAATAGTAAACATCACCGCTTTCGCCATGTTCGGGGTTTGTTGAATGCCCTGGGCAAGGCAAATGGCTGGGCCGAGGGGAGCGCGGGTCGTTCCTCCTGCTGGCCCAGCCGGGAGGTGATCTCCTCGCCATGGGCCAGAAAGAATTCCAGCGCGATAAGTTGCGCTCTTTCTTCTGCCCAGGCTTCCAGGAGTTCCACGATTTGTTTCCGCTTGTTGCTTTCTTCACTGAGATGCATCAGGAAAGCGTTTTTCGTACTTGACCGCGAACCTGTGAGAAGGAAGTCGATTAAATGTTTGCTGTCCATGGGCCGTAGTTTCCTGTTTTGGGACGCATTGTGCAATCTACCATCTGCGCTAGTAGTAATAGGCTGAAAGTAATGGAGGGCTGACATGAAGTCCAACTTCGAACGATGTTGCGTGCTCACCGATGCGTTGATTGAACTCGGAGTGCAAAACTACTTCGGTCCCGGTCCCGATTCGACTTTCTGGCGCGCGCGGCAGTACGCCATCGGAATTTTGCAGCGCGAAATTTGCGAGCTGCGTTATCCGCCAAACCTTTCTCCACGATTCCCAGGCGCATCGCAGCGGGCGGCGGCCTAGGCAAAAACAAATTCACGCGATAAAAAGTCGCGCGAAAATCCCAGGAAAAAGGAAAAACTCGTGATGATGCAATTCAAAGGCAGGACCGAAGACGCAGGAGCGCCGTTTCTCACCGCATCGTTTTGGACCAAAGGAAAATCCATCGCCGGCACCGTAATTCGCAAGTTCGACACGGACAAAGGGCCGGCAGTCGTGTTGGCTCTCGTCAACAAAGTCGCGGTTGGAGACAAAGACGAAGCGCAAGTTTCTCTAGGCGCGTCAGCCGGCCTTCGCATGGCCGTCGATGCCTCGGGCGTTCCGGGCGGATTCGCGGGGCTGCAAATCGAAGATCATATTTATTTGGAATGCACAGGCACATCCTCAACTGAGAAGGGCAACGACCAGGTGAACTTCGAAATCGAAGTGAGTCGCCCGGATCGGAAAGCCGCCGCGAGTCTCTGATGGCGACGCTTCTCAGATTCGAACATCCTTCGCGCTGTTACGGTTGTCAGCGTCGCGTTCGCCGCTGGCAAAGCATCAAGTGGATTCGCAGCGAACGCGGGTACCTGGAAAAGTTTCATACGCGATGCGGGCTGTCGTGGATTCGGGCAGGAATTCTGCGGCGTTTCATCGCGTAATGAAAAGAGGGCTGCCACGCGCATAGTGCGGGCAACGCGGGCGCGCGTCCCGCGACTTATAGGGCAGGGCAGCCCTCTGTTTTTTGTGAGGGGACATGATTCTACTCGACCTATTCTGCGGACGCTGGGGCTGGTCGCTAGCGTTCGCCAAGCGCGGATGGAAGTGCATCGGGGTGGATTTGACCGAGCCACCAGTAATTCCTGATGGCTGTGAGTTCGTACAAGCGGATGTGACCAGCCTGCGAACGTGCAATGGTGTAGTTCACTTGGCGATATTCGAGGATGACGTTTTTTGTGGCAACTCCAAATGGAAACCCGACGCCATCGTAGCCTCATCCCCTTGCGAAGAGTTCTCCGTCCACGGCATGAAGCACTTCCACCCGAATCCGAAGTATCCCGAGAATGGCTTGCGCCTGTTCAATCACACACGCGCTCTCTGCGAGACGAGCGGACTACCCTACGTCATAGAGAACGTCCGTGCAGCGCAGCAGTTCGTTGGCAATGCGGTGCATCACTGCGGGCCATTCTACTTGTGGGGTAATGCGGTGCCGCCGCTGGTAAATCAGGGGATCAGTAAGAAGGATTCTTTCCACGCGATGCCGGGAAACATCAGAGAACGTGTGCTGCGCAGTCAGCAGAACATCAAGGTCGCGCGGCAAGCTTACCAGAACGGCCAAGAGTTAAAGGCCGTGCACTCCCGGAGACATGAAATTCAGGTTGCCGGTGCGAATCATTTGTGGTCGCACAGTGAGGCTCGAAAGTTAGCGACCGCAAACGCAGCAACTATTCCTCCCGAACTTGCCAACTGCGTAGCTGAGTACTTCGAGCGCGTCCTGGAAACGAATGGCGCGCGTCTTGCTGCCCGCAAGGATCAAAACGCGCTCCCTCGTGCCGGCGTTTTCCCGGCATGAGGGCGGGGGGAGTCCGGCGGGGTGCGGGGCGGCAGCCCCGCTTCTACTTGTTCTTTGATAGATAACTGTGTCGCAAAAAATGGCCGCGAACCCTAAAATCATCGACGATTCACTCTGGCATCGACCCGGATACACTGAGTCGTTGATGAAAAAAGTCCGTCGCAAACGGACTTATGCCGTTGAAAACTTCGTCGACGAAGGGCGTGAGCAGGATGAACAGCTCGCGCGTCGCTACGGACGTCATCGCCACAAACCGAAAGGCTGCCCGGAGCGTGCGGCGCCGAAAATATTCAGCGAATTGGGCGAACTGCCGGAAGTCATCGCTTCGAGAATCTCCACGCAGCAGCAGTCAGTTGCTGAAAGCCTCTTCCACGATCACGGATTGAAAAGCAAGGCGGGACGCGCTGCGTCCTGTAAAGTTTTTGCGCGCCGGCTCGATTGCACGGAAAACACCGAGCATCGCTTTCTCGATTTTTTTCGGTGCGGATTGCGCTATTGCCCGCAAGGATGCGGCGAACGCTCTTTCTCTGAGTTGTTTCACAAGCATATGCGTCTGGCGCAAGTGGTCGCGCGGATAGCCGGTCGCGCGAACGGCCGGTCCGTGGTCGTCGCGAAATTAGACTTCACTTCGAAAAACCTTTCTGTGATGCCCACGTCAGACCAGGTGCGGAGATTCAACGAGGACATTCGCCGTTTTTTTCGCCTGGTAGAAAAGGAATTCGGAATCGCGCGCCAGGCTTACGGCTGTTTGTGGTGTGACGAATTCGGAAGCGGTAACACAAACCTTCACGCGCATTCGGTCTATGTTGGTCCCTTCCTGAAGCAGAAAACTCTTTCGCGCCTTTGGGCGCGCGTGCGTGGCGATGGATCGTTCATCGTGTCGATTAAAGTGGCGCGATCCTTCGAACTGGCGCTCGCGCATTGTCTGAAATACCCTTCGAAATTTTTCGATGCTCCGGGCCGGCGCCTGGCCGCGCTCGAAAAAGCGTTTCATCGTGTGCGTCGAGTCCATGCCGTCGCCGCTTTTTACAATCCGAAAATCGAGCGTGAGCCTGGAGAAGATGGCGGCGGGCCGCTCGATGGCGGCTGTCCGTATTGTCACGCGCCGCTTGGTCAGAACCTTTCGACGAAGCGCGGCTGGGATTTCGCGGAAGCTGTCAAGAGTGAAGGGCGAATCGAAATTGAGTCCGCGCGCACGGACATGCGACGCGCGGCGATTTTGAATCTGGCGGATTGTCCCTTCGCTCAGCCTGAGAATTTCGCGGGGGGACCGTGACGGCGCCGTGTCCCATGGGATCGCGCGGACACGCTTCGCATGAGGGCGAAAGCGCGGACGTGTGAGCGGTGAGAGCAATCACAGTTTATTTTCGACGAAATTGCTCGAACGACGCGGAGTGAGTCACCTACTAGATTTGTCGTATATGAATGTCGGGTGTTTTCTCCCGCGGGAATGTATAGGGATAACCGTGGAGCATTTTTTTCGGGCGACTGAATCGGTGACGCGCTGGTGCAATTTTTGCGGGCGCTCGACGCAGCACTCAGTTTCTGACGGCCGTGTTGGGCGATGTATGGAGCATGAAGTAGCGGGCGAATCGAAAAAACAAACGTCGGCGCGGCTGAAGAGAGAAGAGGCTTTGAAAAATCCGCGACTCTTCGGAGAAAAGTTTTGACTGCGGTGAATCCTGTCTCGCGGTCGATTGTGATCTGCTCGCGCTGCAAGCAGCGAAGTCCGCAGGGAATCGGCTGGGAAGAAACGCTCGACTGGTACGCGACTCACGAGCCATGCATGAAGTCTCCGCAGTCACTGCAAGAGAGTTTTCCATTCGCCTCTGACCCCAAGGTATTGTATAAAAATAGTCATTTTAGCTCTTGACACCACTATATGTAGTGGTGTATTCGAACATTCGGAGAAATCATGTGACCTGCGGAGAAATCATGTGACCTGGCTGAAAAAGTGGTGGGGCACGGCGCTTCCGATCCTGACCGCCGCCTTCTATTTTTTGCTTCCGGCGTTTCAGACCTGGGCGACGAATCATCCGAAGTCGATTGTGGCTTCGCTTCTCGCCGTCATTGTCGCGGCTCACGCATCGACTGCGCCAAAAGATCATGAGATCGTGACCTCGAATGCGGATGCCGTTGCGGTCGGACAGAAAACGATTTCGACCGTGGAGTGAAAATGCGAAAAGCAATTGTCTTGTGTTTTGGTATTTTCCTCTGCGCCGGCTGCACGTCCTTCGTGAAAGCCAGCGTCGATACGCTCGCCGCGGCTCAGGGCTTCATCGCGCAAGCCCAGGTCAATCACATGGCCGAATGCACCGCAGATCCTTCCAAGTCTTTTCCGTGTCAAACAATCAACCAGGCAGTAGCCGCTGAGAACGCGGGTGTAAGTGCGCTCGAAGCATATTGCCAGGTGCCTGTGTTGCCGGACGCGATTACGCTGCAATCGAAAGGCAGCGTCGTTTGCAACGAAAATCCCACAGCGAAACAGACGCTCGTAGCCGCGCTCTCGAACATCGGCGATATTCTCGCGGCGTACAAAGCGCAGACAGGCGGGAAGCCATGAGCGTACTTGCGATTATTCAACTGGCTCTTGCGGGTTTACAGTCCGTCGTGGGCGCGCTCGCTCCGGGCGGCGCGATTGCGACGGTAGTAGGCGAAGCCATCGCCGCGATCAATAACGTGATCAACAATCAGAGCGCGACGCCAGAGACGCTCGCGGAACTGGAATCGCTGCGCGCGAAGAAACTTTGGTAGAAAAATGCCGCGCGGAAAGAAGCGCAATTTTAAGTCGAAGGACGCGTACCGGCGATGGTTGGATTTCAAACACATCCATCTGCCGCGCAGCACGAACGACGAGACGATTACGATTCGGGGCCGTCGCCACAAAGTGAAACACGGAGGGAAGTGAAGTGGCAAACGAAACGATCATCACCTGGAGCTTCGCGAACTGGATCACGGTGATTCTCATGGCCGCGGTCGGCTTCGCTTTGCTCGGGTTTGCGATGAAGGTGTACCAACAGAAGAAGCAGAAGGCGGCTTAATGCTGAATTGGGAGCTGCTGAAACATCCGTTGAACTGGATCATCATCGTCCTCATGCTCGTCATCGCGGGCGCCGGCGGACACTTGGCCCTCGCGTATTTCGGCGCGGAGTCTTCCAGTCCGCAGCCATCGGGCGGCGGTGAGTACATGCCCGTCGAGGATCGCAACGACATTGCGATGGGAGTGCTGGCGTGAAACAGTGGCGCGCATTTTGCGATTGCGGGAAGCGCATCGTCAGCGACATTTCCAAACAACACTTGATGCTTTTGGCCGGCGAACATGCTGCGTATCACACGCGCACCAAGCACCAGGCGACGCCGGTGATGAAATTAGACTCGCGAGAAATTTGCGGAGAGGCGAGAGGCTCTGGCAAGGGTCCACTCGCCGCCGCAGCTTAATTTTCCCGCAGAAAAAGTTTTTGACCTTGCCACCTTGCCACCTTGCCACCTTGCCGCTCGCGCTTTGCGTGAGCACTTTTTTCGCCCTGGTCGGGGCCATGAGGTGACAAGAAATGCCGCCAACAGCAGCCGCATCGCCGCAAAGTAAGGCAGCAGCACAGAACGCCGCTATTCGCCGCCTGCTTCTTCATTCCGCCGTGGAGCGCACGATTCCGCTTCCGGCCGTTGCTCTTTCCGCCGCGCAAGCCGCCGGCACTTCGCCGGTGAACATTCAGCCGCAGGCCGTGGGCTTCCTGAAAAAGTTCATCGTGGAAATCACCGGAACCGCCAACAACACAGACGGCGCGAACGCCGCGACTCTCTCGGACATTGGCCTGGCGAACGTGCTCGCCCAGGCGCAGTTCATCGACACGCAGTCGAACACGCGCATTCAGACCACCGGATGGCATCTCGACTTTCTGTTCCGCGCGAAGCATCGCTGGGGTTCGACCGACGCGCTGCTCTCGACAGCGATGAATCAATCCGGAAACTTCGGCAACAATTTCGGCGTCGTGGTAGCGCCGACAGGCTTCGCTCACGCGACCTCGCAGCCTTTCCGCATGGTCTTCGAAATTCCGATCACCTATTCGGATGAGGACTTCCGCGGTGGCGTGTGGCTCGGCGTCGTGAATGCGCCGTCGCAGCTCGCGCTCACTATGACGACCACTCCGTTTGCTGCCGCCGGCGTCGATTCGACTCTCGCGGCCTGGAAAGGTGCGGCCGGCAATTTGTCGAACGTCACCATTCAGGTCTACCAGGTCTTTCTCGACCAGGTGCCTGCTGCCTCGAACGGTGCGCCGATCCTGCCGCCGCTCGACATTGCGACTGTGTATGAACTCAAAAACACGGTCAATCCGCAGAGCTTCCAGGTGGGTCAGGACAATCCGCTCAGCTACGCCAATTTCCGGCGCTTCATGAGCACGTTCCTGATTTACAACGACAATCCTGCCGCCGATGCGGGCCGCCCGAATCCGAGCGGCACAGACATCAATTATTTCGCGTTGCAGTCGGCGAACTTCACGAACCTGTGGAAGAAGTTCCCGTTGCAAGTGGCGCGCGAGGCGCGTGTCCTGACGCTCAAGGACCTGCCTCCGGGTTGCTATTATTTCAGCCATCGCAAAATGCCGATTTCGACAATCGCTTTCGGCAACATGCAGTTGATCCTGAATCCTTCCGTGGCCGCGGCGGGCGCTTATTCGCTCGTGGGCTGGGAAGACTTCGCGCCAGTGAACGCGCTGCGTCAAGCGGGCTCGCTGGCCTAAAAAGAATTCCATTTTTTTACGGAGTCGGCTTTGGCGGCTGAGCCATATCAACCGCCGCTTTTTCAAATTTGGGAGAAGCGATGAAAGGAATCGTCAGCGGCATTTTCGATTGGGGCCAGCACCCGCTTTATTCGCGGGGCACGCTTGTGGAGTGGGGAGCTGGCCTTTTGATGGTGCTGATCCTCGCGTTCTTCTGGAAAACGGTGGTGGACCGCATTGAGTGATCCGAAAAGTGAACCCAAAAAAGAAACGAAGAAGTTCAGTGAACTGGAAGGGCACGTCGATGGCCGCGTTCTGAAAGTGTTTCGCGAACTCGACGGCCGCATCGCGCGACTCGAACCGAAGCCGGCGCAGTCCGAGGCACCGAAGCCGGTCGATCCGCCGCCGGATCCCGAAGATTCTTGGTAAGCAGGAAGCGGCGCGACGTAAAAAACGGAGGAAGGTAACGTGAAAAAAGGTCACTGGTTCGGCGCTTTGATTTTGCTGCTCGTTGGCTATGCCATCGGCGTTTGGAAGCCGGGCATCGGGCAGCAGGTCAAGGCCAAGATTACGGGGTGAGCACGTGTCGCAATCGAGCATCATCGGAGCCGCGATTCTCATCGGCTTCTTCGTTTTCATCACCACGCGGGGCGAATTGCCTGCGTATCGGCGGGTGATCGGTCTGTGAGAATCCTCGCCATCGTATTCGGCGCGGTGCTGCTGATTGTCGCTGTGAACGGAACGGAGGAAGACAGCGTTCACGGAAACGGCGATGGCAAGGGTCTCTGGCCGCTGCTGAAAAACGATTTCGAGCCAGGCGCGAAAGGGAATTTCGTCGCATGGTTCGCGGCGATTTTCATCGTCGGGGCGCTGGGCTACATCGACTCGTTGAAGCCCATCGCGAATTCGATGCTGGCGTTGCTGATTTTGGTTCTCTTCCTCGCGAACGGAAACGCGAAATCGGGCGGTGGCTTTTTCGAAATGCTCAAAGAAGCGGTGGCACTAAAGCCAGGACAGGCGGCCTGAAAATATGGGTGAAAAACTTGTGGAAGCGGTGGTCGCGATTGCTACGGCGGTTATCGGCATCGCCATCATTGCAGTTTTGGTTGGCCGTCAGTCGCAGACTTCTTCCGTGATCTCTTCGGCGGGCAGCGCATTTAGCAACATCATCCGGCAAGCCGTGGCGCCGGTGAGTGGAGGGGGAATCGCGTGACGAACACTCTGATTGAAAGCGTGGTGACCATCGCGCTCGCCATTGTCGGCCTGGCGGTGCTGGCCGTCCTCGTTTCGCGGAACGCGCAAACGGCGAACATCATCGGCGTATCCGGCGACGCGTTTTCGCGTTCGCTGCTTTCCGCTGAAGCGCCGGTGCTTTCCGGCACGGAAGCTGTGAATCGGTTTTACTGAGGTTGCCAGTGAACAGGCTCTGTGAACTCATCTTTGGTCCCTTCCGCTACAAGCGCGTGCCGACAATCGACACCGGCATGGGCAAGTACGCCTTTGAGCAATTTCAGACTTTTCCTGAGACAGATCCTTTCAACGGCCGCGGCTTTCACGTCATGGGCCAGTTGAAGCTCTTGCAGCCCGCGCTGGTAGCGACGCATCCGGCGGGAATGCCGTTCGACGTGGACAAAATTCAGATGGGTGAAATGGATCTCTTCTCCGCGGGCGGCGAAGGCGGCCTGGAAGTGGGCGAGGTGACTCCCGGATGAATCTGGAATTCCTGAAAAAGCATAAGTACGCCGCTGCGGGCGGCGCCATCGCGCTCTTCCTGATTATTTATCTGCTGATGCGCAACAGCAGCTCTTCGAGCGGTGGAGGGCTTGCTGGCGCGATTGCCAGCCAAAATCAGGGGCAGTTGCAAATGGCTCAGTTGAATGCGCAGCTTTCTGCGCAGTCTGAGCAAACGCAGGCGCAGCTCGCTTCGCAGGAGTTCGCCGCGCAGACTTCCGCGCAGGCTCAGCAGGACCAGCTCGCCGCGCAGCTCGCCGGAACGCTTATCCCTCAGCAATTTCAATCGCAGCTCTACGAGCGCGAATTGACCGCGCAAGCTCAGACACAAAATGAATTGCTTCCGCTCGAACAACAGGCGCTCGCAATTTCGAAGCAAGGAAGCCGCGCACAGACCGGACAAAACGAACTCGCATTGTTGCTCTCGGAAACTAATCCGTCGATTGTTTACGGCGCGGGCAGTCTACCGGTGCAGGGCGCAGGGACCGGCGGGTCAGGGTCGGGATTCAGTTTTGGCCTCGGGCCTTTGAAACTTGGAGCGAATCTCGGAACGGGTCTTTTTGGATGAACGCAAAAACTTACATCGTCGTGGGAGTCGCGCTTATTTTCATCGACACGACGATCTGGATTTACGGTGACAAACTCGCGGGGGCGCTGTGACGCAGCAGACGAAACACTATCTCATCATCGGCGGCGGGCTTGTTGTGGCCGTGGCGCTTGCGGTGATTCTCTATAAGCGCTACGAAGCCAGCTCCACCGCATCGCAGGCTGCGACAGACCAATCAAATCAGGACGCGCTCGCATACCTCGAAGCAAGTTCCACGAACAGTCCTTACGGATATGCCGGCGGCGGCGGCTCGACCGTTTCGCTTGCTCCCGCGGGAACGCAGCAAACACTCGCACAGCAAGTCGCGGCCATCGAGCAGGAATTCGGTTTCGGTCCTCCGGCTGCTCCCGCGCCAACTCCTGCCTCAACGCCCACCTCGGGTTCGCCGGCAGGACCGTCCGCTCCAACGCCCTCGAAGTCGCCGGCGCCTGTTCCTCCCGCGAGGCAAAAATACGCGCTCGACAGCGCGCAGCCGGAAATGACCATGGAGCATGAGGCATTTGTCTGATGTGGACCTATCGGCAATCAACGGGAGACCTGGCCGACTTGCACGGCGAAATTATTGCCACGGGCTATTCTGGCTCAGGCGAAGGAAAGAACAATCCCGCGATGCAGAATGTGCCGAACGTGGGGCCGCTTCCTTGCGGCGTGTATCGTATCGGTTACCCGCGCGACACGATCAAGCATGGACCATTCGCGATGCCGCTTGTGCCGGATCCAGCGAATCAGATGTTCGGGCGCGGCGATTTCATGATGCACGGTGATTCGCGAATAGACCCAGGCTGCGCGTCGGAAGGCTGCATGATCATGCCCATCGACATTCGTGAAAAAGTGGCGGCTTCGGGCGATAAAGCTCTGAAGGTGATTCCATGAGCCTCGGGCCGTTCGCAGCGTTGCCAATGTTAGGCATGGCGCTCTCCGGTGAAGAGCAGTCGCTTTCTCAAACACAGACCAGCAACGAGGCGGTGCAGCCTGCGCCTGGCGGCGTCATTCAAAGCGTCGAACAATTCGGTAAAGGAATTAAAGCGGTCGGAAAGATGGCCTCCGGCTTCGCTGGCTGGGCTGACGTTCTAAGGCTGGTGACTTTGGCTCTTGGCCTGTTGCTGATTGCCGCTGGAATTTTTTCTCATCCGGCGGTGCGCGAAAAAATCGTTTCAGTGGGAAAGGTTGCAGGGAAGGTAGCGGCCGTGGCCGCTTAAAATATGCCCACAAATCTATTCGCGAGTTTCTTGAAGCTGCGCCAGCCCGAGCCGCCGGAAGGCCGCGCTATGTTCCCGCTCGGGAGCGGCAACGGCGGCGGCGACGGGATGAACTTCGCTGTAGGCACGGAAGTATTTCAGTTCAACACCAATCAGGTTCCCGGCGGGCAGCGCCCCAGCGCGATCCTCGGCATGTGGGTGGATGCGCGCAATTTGACCGCGGGCAAAAATCTCATCATCACGACGCCGACGCAGACTTTCGTTTTCGCCGGCGGCAATCAGGGCTACGTTCCGATCACTGCGCCCATGCCGTTGAACATCACGATCACGACGAATGGCGGCACCGGAACTGTTTTCATGATTCTCTACAACTACAATCCGCTGTTCACTGGCTCGGTCGCGACGGCGCCTCCGCAGGGAACCGTGTCAAGCGGCGGCGGCGGAATCTCTGGCACCGGCGGCGGCGGCGGTAGTGGCGGCGCCGGATTCAGTGAACCGGGCGGCAGACCCGGAACCGTGGGAGGTCCGACATTCTAATGGCAGCTATCGCAAAACCACCCGCGGGAATGGCCATGATGTTCAAAGCTCTTGGTGTCGATATGAGCGTCATTTCGCAGGTCGCCGGCGCGGTGAAGACTATCGCTGACAAGCTCGAAGCCATCGAGAAGAATCAGCAAAAAATCTTGGCGCAGTTGGGCGCGCCTGAATCGAGCAACGGGAATGGCAGAACCGATCTCTGAAACTCCGAGTCCGAGCGCGTTGGCTGCGATTGAGCAGCCCGCGAATGCAGGCGACGAGAAAGACGGACAGAAGGCTGGCGCGGTCCGCGAAGCGGCTCACGCCGCGGCGGAAGTGGAAGCCGATGCTGCGACGGCTGCGGCAAACGCCGAGAGGGAAGCGGCGGAAATCGCCAAAGACGCGGGAGAAAAGGCGGCGCAGAAATGGCTGGAACAACGGTTCGCCGAAATCGAAACAAAAGCGGAAAGCCGCTTGGAGGCGCTGAAAACGTGGTTCGAGCAACGTCTCGTCGAAATCGAAGGAAAGAAAAAAGAGCCGACGCCCGAAAAGCAGCCCGAGAAAAAGGCAGAAGAAACGCCTGTGCCCGCTGCGCAAAACGAGCCGCAAAAGAGGAAGCGGTTGCGCATCTGAAGGGCATTTTGGCCGGCGCGCATCAAATGGGCGCGCTGCTGGGCGGCATCGAGGAAATCTCGATTGACGAAGGCGAAGCGGAGAATCTGGCGCGCGCGGTCCTCGCCATCAGCAAAAAGCGCAAAGTGAAGCTCAGCCCGGAGATGTTGGCATGGGGAAACTTTGCGGCGGTCGTGGCGACGATTTACGGTCCGCGATTGATCGCGTTTCTTGCGCGACGCCGCGAAATGAACGAGAAAAAGATTTTACTCTCGAATGCCGGCTTGCGCGCCGTGACGGAGCAGCCGTCAGCTCAAATTCCGAATTAAGAGAAGGGCAATGAAGAAGGTTCTATTTGTTTTGATGCTCGTCTTGTTCTGCTGCACGCAGTCGCGCGCGCAGCAAATTCCCAGTCCCAGCACGAACGTTTCCACGCAGCAGCTCACTCTTTTGCCGCAAACGCCTCTCTCTGTAGTCACCACCATGAACGCCTCGCCATCGATTCAGGGCGCGACGACTTATTATTATTGGTTCGTGTCGAATGGCGGCGGCGTTGTCTCGCCGCCGGCCGGTCCCTTTCCTGTGTTCAATGCGCCTGCGACGCTCGGCGGAATCAACACGATCACGCTGAATTGGAATCCGGCGCCGGGCGTCACGACGTATGACGTGCTGCGAACTACGACGACAGCGGTGCCAACAGGCGCGTGCGGCTGCGCCGTCGCGACCGCGCTGACGTTGACTCAACTGGTCGATTCTTCACCGACGACCAGTGCTTACACCGTCAGCACCACGCTCAGTCAGATACCTCTGGTCCTCACAAATTTGAGCTCGCTCGCCGGCGTTCCACCCACGATTGTGGTCGATGGCGTGACGGTCACGACTGTTGCGCAAGCTCTGGCGAAATTGAACGGAAATGGCGGGGTCATAGACGCGCGAGGATGTACCCCTGGGTCACTTAACTTAGGTACATTCGACATCGGCAATCCAAGCATCTTTCCGGTTACGCTGCTCCTTGGCCCTTGCACTTACAACTTTACGTCGATTGTCGAGGAGCCTCAGCTCCATGTGATCGGACTCGGCAGCGATGGCGGAACCTTTCTGAATTATACCGGGCCATCGAATGTTTTCATGTTTCCGCACAACACGCAGGGGCATGATCTCACGTCTATGATTTTCACGGGCCTAAGTGTCGGGAATTTCGGGTCCTCAACGAATGTCGGCTGCATGGATTTGACTCCTTCGCAAACGAATACCAGCTCCGCGCAGAACCTGATTTTTGACAACCTCTTCGATACCGTCGAAGCGTCACCGCCAGCTTGCCTCGTTCTTCATGGAACGGCGGCGGGGCTGACAGGCGAGAACGAAGTCATCAATACCACGATCACCGACAACACGTTTTTTTGGAGCGGCACCCCGATCTCGCTTCTTGGGTCAGTCGGCGGCGTCATCATTTCTGCAAACACGACTGACACCACGGGCGTCGCGGTCAGCTGCAACGCCACGGGCGGAGTGGCTATCGGAATTTCGATCACTGCGAATGACTTTTTCACAACGACCACGCCGATTTCCAACACCGGCTGTGGAATCACCGCTTCCGCGAATGTGGATAGCACCGGCCTGAAAGTTCCCGACACAATCAACGGCAATCCAACCGTGTCGCAAACGGGCGGCGCGACTCCTGGACACTTGGCGACGTTCGGTCTTTCGGGCTTGATTCAGGATGGTGGGACGCTGCCAACGGCGATTCAGTCCGAATTTTTCTCTACGCTTTCGGCAGACATTCCCCTCACCGCCAACACGGTGACGACGATTCTCACTCAGGCGGTCACCATGCCTTCATCGGGCTGCCCGTGCCGCGCGGACATTCGTTATCACATGCTCTCGACGATTGACAATCAAACGCTCGACGCGACGGTCAGCGACGGCACGAACAATTTCGCCACGTCGCAAACAGAGACAACTTCGACGGCTCCGACAGGGCAGACTGGCGCGCAGGTCACCAACGTGACATATGCCAATTCTCAGAACGTCACTTTCACACTGAAGGCTGAAACCAGCGGCGTGAGCACGACGGTGAAGGCAGCGCCTCAGCAGTTGGGGCAAAACACTTTTCTCTCAATCACGATTTTGACGAGCAACTAGAAAGAGTCTGACAAATTCAGGTGAAGGGGTGAAACGATGAGACGAATGGGAGCGACGTTATGCGTCGCATGTTTTGTTTTCCTGTTTTCGATGCCGTCCAGTTGCCAGCAAAAGGCCACGGCGCCGGCCACTGTCTGCGTCCAAGCGTCGCAGCTGAAGATCACGCCCACGGCGCTTCCGCAGGCTTTCGTCGGCGTCGCTTATTCCGCGTCGATAAATTCGATGGCGACCGGCGGGACGGCGCCCTATCAGTGGGCCGTTACGTCCGGTGCGTTGCCCGCGGGAATTACGCTTGCAAGTGATGGCGTGCTGTCGGGCACTCCAACCGCTTCAGGCAATACGACGTTCACCGTGACCGTGACCGATAGCTCCACGGCTTGCACGACGGCGACGGCTGCGAAAAGGCCCGCGCCGCAAAAGGCCAGCATCGCCATTCGAACGGCGCTGTGACAAAGCCGCGGTACGAAGTCGAGACTGAAGGAGCGGATACGTGGCTCGTCATTCGTATTCCGATTTCGCTGCTGCCGGAAACAATTACCCTTGGGCTGGGCGATGTTGCGGAAATCCGGCGAGATACTCTTACGCGGCGCGAGAGGGAAGTCTTCGACATGATCATGGAGCGAAAGCAGAACAAAGAGATCGCGGACGCGCTGCACATCGAGGTTCGCACAGTGAAATATCACGTCAGCGAAGTGCTCAGGAAAATGCACGTCTCTTCGCGGGCTGAGCTTTGGTTTGTGAACGAATGAGGGTCGCGGTGGGCCGACGGTGGAAGCTGATGGAGGCGGCGAGTGAGCTGAAGCAGATGGCCGAACGCAGAGTAGTGACACGCGGAGACGCTCTGGCCTATCTGCTGCGAACGAAGGCGATTCTCGATTCGCTTGAGCCAAACGACTTGACCGAGGTCGAGGAAGCATACGCAAGGATTCGGAAAGAGATCCATGGATGAACGCGGCGGAGACCGAAGGAGCTACGAGGGCGTGTGGAAGAGCATCGCGCTATTCCTCGCCGGCGTTTGTCTGAGCGGCTCCATCGCGTGGTCAACCTATGTGCGAACGGCCGTGACGAGCGGGGAAGTGCAAGGCCAGATTGACCAGTCAAACAAGGCCGTGCAGGTTCAGATCGACAGCGAGCAGAAGCAGCTGGACCAGATGAACGCGAAACTCGATTACATCATCGAGAACCCAGATAGGCCGAAGAAGCGATGAACGGAAAAGGAAACAATGGCGCACGATTTTAAATTCCGAATGGCGGCCAAAGTGGCTGAGGCTACCTCAGCAAACGTGAGCGCTTGGCTCGAAGAAGCGCTTGCGAGCGACAAGCGCCTGGCTCCCGATCCCGGCGCTGGGCCCGAGCTTGTCGGCTTCCGTGTAGATCGTGAAAAAGTGGTGGCTCTCGCGAACAAGATGCGCGAGCGTGTGCCCGTCGTTTTGCGCCGGCTGATTGCCACGCATGTAAATCTTCCTCCGCGCGAAGATGACAGGGAAGGGAAGTCCGCAGCGGCCGCGGCTTCTGAAATGTTGCCCGACAAAGTATTGCCCGCGAAGCTCGCATACACCGCTGAAGACATGCTGCCGATTGTGAAGGGCATGGACAAAGGACTCGCCGTTGCGTACCGCCGAATTTACGGCCTAAAGGAACTCCCTGTCGCGCAGACCGCGGAAGAGGATCGCGACCTGGCAAGCGCGATGGCTGAATGCGCGAATCGTCGTTCGCCGAAGTGGTTGATTGAAAACGCTGATCTGGCAAAGCTCACCGTTTCGCTGGTGCGTTGGACGATGGCGCAGACCGATGATCTCGAAAAGGTAGCGAACGAGAAACGCGAAAAGAAACTCGCGACTGTGCGCGAAATACCGTCGCCAAAAACGCAGGCTTCCGGCGCCGGAGCGGTCGATTCGCTCGTTGAGCACTTGACGCAGGACGTTCAGCGCGAAGGCGAATTCTGATTGTGCGCGTGAAGGTTTCCATCATCGTCGTGGTAGCGCTCATCGCCGCGGCTCTCTGGTTTTGGGGCAAGAAGTCGGGTGGGCGAATGCGCATCGTGGAGAAATTCAAACCATGGTACCCGGAGAAGTGAAATCAGAGCACGAGCGTCGCATGGGCATGAGCGACGAAGATTTTATCGACGGATGGTTTGAGCAGACTCAGCCGAGATACATTCTGACCGGCCGGACTTTTAAGCTGTCGCCACAAGAGCAGCCACGCGATGACCAGCCAACCGGAACTGCAAAATAAAATCACGGGCATCATCGGCCGGAAGGGAACCGGCAAATCGACGAAGCTCGAAGAGTTGCTCGCCGGTCGCGACCGCATCCTCGTGATTGATCCGCAGGCTGAGCACAACTGGACGCCAAACGAAATCTCTTCGCTCGAAGGTCTCAACGAATTCTTCCGCTGGAATCGAAAAAAGCAGGAATGGGCTGCGAGCTTCGTGCCCGGCGAAAGCATCGAGGAAGACGTCGAAGATGCTTGCCGGATCGCGTACAAAGCAGGTGACCACGCGCTGGCAATCGACGAAATCTCTCTCTTCACCACCGCGGGCCACATGCCGCGCGCGCTCGGCCGCACGATCCGCACCGGCCGGCACCGCAAAATGGACATATACTGGACCGGGCTGCGCGCGAACGAAGTGCCGCGCACGCTCACCGCGCTCACCGATGAATTCATTCTCTTCTCACAGACGGAGCCGCTCGATCTGGACGCCATCGCCAAACGCTGTGGCGTGGACGTCGCGGATCGCGTAGGCGCCCTGAAGCTGCATGAATACCTCATCTGGGACGTTTGGAACGGTCTCTCGTTTGAGTCCCACGCCTCTCCGCAACCTGCCAGCGAGCCGGAAGCCGTTTCTTAGCCCCGCTGGACTCCATATATGTCTGCAATCAAACTTAGGGCGGTTTCCGTGCGAAATCTGGCCATTCCTCGAACCGGCTGAGAACAAGATTCGTCACCAGGAAAGTCCTAGATGTTGTAAACACGCAACACTTGTTGTACAGTTGCAACACTTTGGGCGCTCGGGGGATGTTCAACGAGAAGAAGCGGAAGGTGCTGGGTGTTCTGGCTCGCAACGGGCCGATGACGCCTCCTGAGATCGCGGTCCGCACCCGACTCTATCCGGTGAAGGCCATGTACAGTTACATGCGGCGTTTGGCGCGCTGGAACTTGGTCAGCCGCGGTCGGAAGTTTCGACGTGGCCGGATGCTCTACTGGCTGACCGAAAAAGGGCAGGCCCGGTACGAATGGCTGCGAAAATCACCGTCAACTCTGAGTCCCCACTCTCATTTCGAAACCACTTGATGAAACCGCATGTAATCTACATATTCCCAGATCAAGACCCATCCCCTTTCTTTTCCATCCGCTTCGACTATAAACTCTG